TTACTCTAATGGTGACTCCAGGTGGAGAAGTGAAAGTGTTTGACAAAAGAAACAAAGGGGATTATATTAAACTACTAGTTCGTTATATCAAAGAATTTGTACATCACAATACTAGGTCAGATGGAGAATGAATTAGAGAAAGCATTAGAGAATAAGTTCTTCTGCCCATCTCGTTTTGCACAAGAGATTGAGAATCTTGTGCAAGTAAACGTTGAGATGAATTATATTGATGCAATTGTCTACTTCTGTGAACAAAATAATATTGATCTAGAATCAGTTCCTAAACTCATCCCAAAACCTTTGAAAGAAAAGATTAAGTATGAGGCAATGGAACTGAACTTTCTTAAGAAAACTTCACGCGCTAAATTGATTTTTTGATGATGCCGTTTGATGCTTATCGTGAATACCTTGCTCTAAAAAACCACTTCACAAAAGATAGTTACGATTATCATAAGTACTGTGGAAAAAGTAGAGCAACAGTTCAGTCTTTCTACAAACGTAAGGATCGTTTCTGGTTTGAAAAGATTTCAAGACAGAAAACTGATCAAGAAGTTGTAGAATTTTTTGTTGCTAATTTTGTTTCCTGTCCTGATCCAGAAACACTCTGGATTGGAGAAATGATGAAAGAGGGAGAAACAAGATATCAAACTTGGCAAAAGAAAATTCAATCACTTTCATATGTCTTCAAAGAAGAAAGTCAATCTTTATTTGAGGAAAATAAATTTGAGGATGTCTTTAAGTGTTCAAAGGGACATCCTGTTTTACTTAAAAAGTTTTTAAGTGGTAAAGTATCATTGGAAACAATGGTTCTTTTTGATAAGATCTTTGCATACTCAAAGAACTTTGATAAGAAACTTCAAGACCCGGTGTGGCAAACCGTAAGTCGTCGGATTAAAAAATATAATCCGTTTCTAAATATTGATGTATTTCGTTTTCGTAAAATCTTGAAAGAAATTATTCTGGAGGATCAATGAGTTTTTTTAGTTCCGAAGTCGTCCGTGCAGAAATGACGGAAATCGCAGAACTTCAAGAACAGATCTACAATAATGTTTTTAAGTTTCCTTCTATGACAAAAGAAGAGAAGCTTGAGCATGTTGAAGTTTTGGAAACTCTTTTGGAAAGGCAGAAAGTTCTTTATACAAGAATGAGTCTGTCTGATGATCCAGAAGCAAAAAAAATGAAGGAACGTATTGTTAGTTCTGCTATTATGATGGGTATGCCTCCTGGCACTGATATGAACATCATTTTGAACAATATGTCCAAAATGCTTGATGTGATGAAGCGGCAGATTGACAAAACGGGTTCCGACCTGTAGAATAACGAAGTACACAAAGGCCAAATCCTACTAATACGGAGAAATCTAATGAGCTTTTCTGATCTGAAAAAACAATCCACTCTTGGTTCTCTTACTTCTAAACTGGTGAAAGAAGTAGAGAAGATGAGTACAACTTCTGGAGGCGCTGATGAGCGTCTTTGGAAACCTGAAATGGATAAAACTGGTAACGGTTTTGCAGTTATCCGTTTCCTTCCTGCTCCAGAGGGTGAAGAACTTCCCTGGGCAAAAATGTATTCACACGCTTTCCAAGGTCATGGTGGTTGGTACATTGAAAACTCTCTGACTACTATTGGACAAAAAGATCCACTGGGTGAACATAACCGTGAACTGTGGAACAGTGGTATTGAATCTAACAAAGAAACTGTTCGTAAGCAAAAGCGTAAACTGAACTATTACAGCAATATCTACGTTGTAAAAGATCCTACAAATCCTCATAACGAAGGTAAGGTCTTCCTCTTCAAGTATGGTAAAAAGATCTTTGATAAGATTATGGAAGCAATGCAACCTGAATTTGAGGATGAGACTCCTATCAATCCATTTGACTTCTGGCAGGGCGCTAATTTCAAACTCAAAATCGTAAAGAAAGATGGATATTGGAATTACGATAAGTCAGAATTTGATCGCGTTGCTCCTCTACTGGATGATGACGATGCTCTGGAAGCACTCTGGAAGAAAGAGTATTCGCTGACTGCAATCACTGCTCCAGACCAGTTTAAGTCTTATGAAGAACTTGAGCGTCGTATGAACGCTGTTCTTGGTCTTAAGAACTCTTCTCCTGCTCGTTCTCGTGCAGTGGTTGAACAAGAAGATGATCTTGAAGAGTTTACTCAAACTCCTACAGTTCAAGATCGTGTAGTAGAAGAACTGGAACAATCTTATGCTCGTTCTAAGTCTCCTTCACTTCCTCAAATCTCTCAAGATGATGATGAAGATGATGCTCTTTCCTACTTCCAGCGTCTTGCTGAAGATTGATCAAGAATAAAGTCTGATATTATCAGCACGTTTCAAGGTGCCGCTCACATATTGAGTGGCACCTTCTTTATATGTCATCATTTCTTCCATATCATCAAGAACAATATTTAAGTATCTTGGTTTGAGTACGTAGATATTTCTCTTTGCATCCTCAAGTTTTTCTTCATATTCATAGTTAGTAACTGGGGTAGTTACATTTGAAAGAGTAACTTGAGATTCTGTGAATGCATCATAATAAGACCAATCAGAAGCATAGTTTTGAGGAACTTCCAGTCCCGCTGGAATGATTACAACTCCTTGACTATTTTTAATTTCAATTGTTTCATAGTGATGAACACTATAGATTCTTGCATATATTTCTTCTTCAGTGCTCAACCCAACCCCATATTTTTCTCTTAAATAAGTATCAAAAGATACTTGCGTCATTGGCCATTCTGTTTGGATATTGATAATATTGTTTGAGAGAAGAATTACCCAATCTAAAGAAGAGTTATTGTATATTTCAAATGCAACATTATCTGGGCGAGCATCTCCAATAATTTTATATTTCTCAAAGAATGATACTTCTTGAAAAATATCTGGGCGAAGAGTTCCCTTTTTGAATAGGTTCTTTACTTCAATATAATCACTAATTTTAGCATCTGGTAATCTGCTAACGTATTCAAAAGATGGTAGTTGTCTGAAGTATGGTGTTGCCATTTTAGTATCCTATTACGGTATCTTTGTCTTGATCCAACTTTGAATAGTCATCATTAAAGATTGGTTCTAGTTCTTGGAATTGCATTGTTATTTCGTATGATGTCATTAAACCATCAGCGAATGTCATATAGTTTCCTTCTGGAGTGTAGTTAACTGTAAAAGATTGTAGAGCACACTCTTTAATTAAATTGATGTATGGATGATCTTTATTTTTGTGTAGATATTGTATTTTGAATGTATGAGGAGCTTTTAAAAATAAAGTAGATGCTGTTCTTTGAACTGCCATCCCTTGTTTAAAAAATCTTATTATTTGCCTAATTTGTTCTCTATCTGCTACACTTCTTGCAGATAACTTAAATGTAAAATTAAAAGGTCTTAATGTTGGACCAGAAAATAACAATTCCATATTTGGATTGAATACTGCTCCTTGAGTTCTTGATAAGATATTGGATTTTCCAATTGCTTGAGCAGTAAAAATTGCTGCTATTCCGGTCCTTACTGCTCCGGAATTTTCTTGTACATTTTGTGTCTGTGCCTCTAATGTATTTGCTCCTGCTGCACCTCCTCCTGTTATTACGGAATTTGCAATTTCCGCTAAACTTTTTTCCAAGGGATTCATTTCATCACTACCCCAAGTGACGGAGTTGGTATCTGATATTCCTCCAGGTATAGGTAGAAAGACATTTCCAATTGTTCTTGAGGTGAAATTACTTCTTTCTCCAAAACTACCTAATCCTTGATTTGCTGATTCATTTATATTTCTTGGTTCATATTTTAACATATTAAATTTAATCACATCTTGATGTTCTATTTGTAGATTTGATGGGTAGGATAATTTTTCTGGAAATTTAAATCTTGATAATTTTTCAGATTCTTTTAATTCTCTTTCTAATGCTGCTTTATTTTCTTCTGCTGCAATTGGAGTTGCGCTGTTGGGTGATATTAATTTATTTGATTTTGCTTGTGCTTCCGCATCAGTTCCACCAGATGTCTTCACACCTTGTGCTGTAGTAATTTTTGCTGCATTTTTTATATTATTAATTCCTTCTGCACTAGATAGTGCTTTTATTTCATTTTGCGATAACCCAGAGTTTTGACTTGCGGTAAATTTTCCTGTTGAAGGATTATAAGTTCCAAGACTTTGGAATTGTAGAGCAGCACCTTGCTTATAAATTTGAGTAACTCCAGTTTCTGCATTTACTACTGGAGATAAAATCCCACCAATTCCTTTTACTTGAAATGGATTTTTTCCTGGTTCTCCGTAAGTTCCTGCCATCAAAAATCCCTCCAATTTGTTACAGGAGTAATCATCTCAATTTTTTGTAGAGTATGAGACATTTATGAGAGGGGTTTTTATTTATTTAGACGAAATTTTGCATAAGGTATAGAAAGCATTTCATCAAGTTCTTCATATTTTACAACGTAAAGTTTACCTGCAACTTCTTCCCAAGTATATTGTCTTCCTTTTCTCCAATGAAAATTGATCCCCTTAAATCCCCATTTTTCTAATGAGGTACAAGCAATTAATGGATGTTGATCATATTCCAATCCTGGCGTTTTTGCGTTATAAACAAAAGTATAAAATTTTCCTACTTCTGGATATAATGCTTCTTTCTTTAATACATCCATAATAATCAACATTAGATCTTCTGGATCATATGTACCAGCAGCATCAATTCTTTTTTTCAACTCTCTCATTCTTGGAGGAATACTGGCATATTGACCAAAACCTTTTGCCATTACTTGATTCCTAATTCTTGTTCTGTAATAATCTTAAATCCAATCATATTGTCCTCACAAAACTCTTGAGCAGCACGCCATTTTGCTTGGTTAGTTGCATATGTATAAACTTCGTGAAGATAAGACTTGGTAGTTCTTGATCTTGGTTTTGGTGCAACTGTTTCTTTTTTTGGTTTGATTTCAATAATATATTTTTTAATATCTCCAGATTGTTCTCTAACTTTAATAATAAAATCTGGAAAGTAATTTCTTACTTTTTGTTTTACTGGGTCATAATATTTGATTCGAATCTCCTCCGATCCCCAAGCAATAATATTTTCATTTAAGTCGCACCAGTGGCAAAATTTACGTTCCCAACTACTTCTGCATATAATATTGTTGGGGTCACCAATGTATTTTTGTGGATATGATGGTTTGTATTTACTCTTGATGCTTTCTGCCATTATCCTTACTACATAATATATAAGGTCAAAAATTATTTATAAATGGCAGTTCCAAAGCCAGCAGCAAGAAACGTATCTCAAATAAAAAGTTCTTTGCTTAAACCAGCATTAACATCTCATTATGAGTTATATCTCACTATGCCGAATGGTAATGCTGGTGACTTTAGTAAAATAATGGCAAAAAATGGTGTAAATTTTTCTGTCGAACAATCCAATTTACAACTTGCATGTAGCGAAGCAACGTTACCTGGGTCAAGTTTAGCAACTCTTGAAATCAATAATGATTACACTGGTGTCACTGAAAGACACGCATATCGCAGAATTTATGATGACAGGATTGATCTTACTTTTTATGTTGATACAAAATATACTGTAATTAAATTCTTTGAAACTTGGATTAAGTATATTATGAATGAAAGTATTAGTGGTGGAGAAGGAGGACCTACTGGATTAGTATCTCCAAACTTTTTTTATAGTGTTAGATATCCAGAAGAATATCAAACAAATTTTTCTATTGTAAAGTTTGAAAGGGATTATCAGTCCAGACTAACATATACTTTTTTAAAGGCATATCCTATTAGTATATCTTCTATGCCAATATCTTATGATTCATCTTCTTTATTGAAGTGTACTGTTTCCTTTACTTATTCCAGATATTATATTGAAGATCTTAATGGTTCTGCTCCACCACCAGATGCACAGAATTCTCAGTCATCTCTCAATAACCCATTAGAACAAGCAGGATTTAATGTTGCTGCGTATCAAACCTTCTCCAATCCTCAGTTTGGTGTAGATACAACTGGGGGACTATCATCTCAAAATGCATTATCTTCTGGTAATTCCCTTCAGGTTTATGAGGGTGAAGAAATAATTAATGCCATTAATTCCAATCAAAGACCAGTTGAGTCTGGTCTTCCTTATGTTGGTAGGAATGTTGGACCAATATCACCCTATCAATAAGACATAAAAAAAGAGGGTCATTAAGACCCTCAGTTTGGAGTTGGAAGTTCTACCTTTGCGTTTTGAAGAACTGCAAATAGAACAGTGCTTCCGCCAATGACTAAAAATGGAATTAATAATAATGAGATGATGAGAGTTTTCATTGATCTTTTTTAAGACCCTTAGACAAACCAATAGCACTTACTACACCAGTGAGACCGTAAATTCCTCCCCACAAACCCAACCACAGAGAGTTGTTGCGGTGGATTTGAGAAACTTCTGGAGCAACTTTGTGGTACTTATACGCCGCATCATACTCCTGAACATACCAGACAAAGCAAGCGCCAGTTGCTGCGGTCGTTACAGAGAGTGCAGATGCAAGATAGAAGTTGAGAAGTCCTTTCATCGATTTGTTTGAACTGTAGTTATTATAGTACGTGTTTGTGAGTTGTTTGGAGTTGAGTGGACACTTTCTCTTCTGTCCATGCACGCTAAATAATCACACCTGAAGTTCTATAGGATATTATGCCTTTACCGAAGATTTCTACACCAACTTATGAACTTGAATTGCCCTCAACTGGACAAACAATTCAGTACAGACCATTTCTTGTTAAAGAAGAAAAGCTACTTGTAATTGCTTTAGAAAGTGAAGATACGAAGCAAATTACAACAGCAATTAAAACAGTTATCAAAAGTTGTATTCTTACCAAAAATATTAAAGTAGAATCTCTTCCTACTTTTGATATTGAATATTTGTTCTTGAATATTCGTGGCAAGTCTGTTGGGGAAGAACTTGAAGTTAATATTATCTGCCCTGATGACGGTGAGACTCAAGTTCCAGTAAAAATTAATCTGGATGACATTAAAGTTCAAAAAAATGAAGAGCATTCAAATAGAATCAAACTTGATGATTCTATTATGATGGAAATGAAGTATCCATCTTTAGATCAGTTTATTAAGAGTAATTTTCATTTCAGTGATAAAAATGCAATGGATCAATCGTTTGAATTGATTGCATCTTGTATTGATAAAATTTTTACTGAAGAAGAAGTTTGGACTGCCGCAGACGTAACTAAAAAAGAAATGGCAGACTTTTTAGAATCAATGAATTCTTCTCAGTTCAAAGATATTGAAAAGTTCTTTGAAACAATGCCTAAACTTTCTCATAAAATTAAAGTTAAGAATCCAGTTACTGAAGTTGAAAGTGAAGTT